TCTACCGCTACCATTCCGCGGCCAACACCGCCCCGGGCGTGCTGTCGGCGCTGGTGCGCTACGACTATACCAACCCGCACTGCCACTGGCGGCAGTGGGACGGGGACGCCCACCGCGTGACGGTGGACGTGCTGGCCGCGACGGCGGACGTGATTCACTGCCACATGGACTACCGCGGCCTGTTCCAACGGATGCGGGTCGCGCCGACCGAGCGGCAGCGGGTGGCGATCACCTACCATGGCAGCCTGCCCCCGGGCGACCAGCGGGTCACGTACCGCGACCGCGACACAGACGACAAGATGGGCGCGCTGGTGTTCGGGGCGCGGCCCTACCACCACCGGCACGGGGTGGAGCACTGGCTGCCGATCCCGATGCCTGTGAACAATTACCAGGCGCTGCGGGCCAGCGTGACGCGCTACCCGCTGCCGTGGGAGGGCGGGCGGCTGCGCGTGGCGCACAGCCCGACGCGGCGCGAGATCAAGGGCACCGCGGACTTCTTGGCGGTAATGGCCTATCTCAAGGACTACGGCCTGCCCGTGGAGCCGGTGCTGATCGAGGACATGAGCCACGGCGAGGCGCTGGCGCTCAAGGCCACCTGTCACGTGGTGTTTGACTCTTTCTGGCTGGGGATGCAGGGCTCGGGGCTGGAGGGCGCGGCGATGGGGCTGCCCGTCATCGCGGGCGATCATGCCGCGGTGGACGACCTGGCGAAGCTCGGGATCGGGTGTCCGTGGACCTTCGCGGACACCCGCGAGGAGCTGCGCGAGGCGGTGCGGCGGCTGTGCGTTGACAGTGACCACTACGCCGCCGAGGCGCGCCGGGTATACGATTACACCGCGGCCCACCACGACTACCCGGTCGTCGGGGCCAAGTACGCCACCATTCTGCGCGAGGCCGTCCGTGGCGCTGCCGACTAGCACCGACCTCAAGACGTACCTGCGGATCGAGACCAACGCGGAGAACGCGCTGCTGGCCGCGCTGGTGGCGCGTGCGCAGGCGATGGTGGAAGGGTGGATCGACTGCCCGATCACCGCCGAGAGCCAGACCGCGGTGGACCGGGCCGAGTCGCTCGACGAGCCGGTCACTAGCCTGATCTTCCCGCGGCGTCCGATCGCGTCGGTTAGCATCACGGACAGCGAGGGAGCGACGGTCGACGCCACCACGTATACCGTGTACGGGGCGTCTGGCATGATCTATGCCAAGCCGCTCACCAGCTTCTACAACGGGCCGTACACGATCACCGCAAACTGCGGCCTGTCCCTGCGCTCGGATTATGCGCGCATTGAGCCGCTGCTGACCGAGATGATTCTGGACCTTGCCGCCGACCTGTACCAGCGCCGCACCCCGGGCGCGGCCAGCGAGAAGGCGGGCGACACGACGATAAGCTGGGACGCGAGCCGGGAGACGGTGGCGCGGGTGGTCAAGAGCCTGCGCTTGTTCCGGCTGGGGGTGGCGCAATGACCATGGTGGCGGGGCGGCTGGACCAGCGGGTGAGCCTGTGGGCGCGCGAGGACGCGGGCGCAGACGGTTTCATGCGCCCGGTCTACGCCTACCAAGGCACCTATTGGGGCCGCATCGACGCCACCAGCGACGGGCAGAACGTGGGCACCGACCCGCAGATGCACATCAGCTACCGGACGACGGCGCGGGCCACGGTGGCCGACTACGTGCCGGTGCCGCTGGCGGGGCTCGTGCGGCTGGAGGGGGACGAGACCGTCTATTGGGTGCGGGGCGTGGTGCCGCAGCGCCAGCTGCGGTCGCAGCGGCTCGACCTGGAGGCGGTGACCCCGACCGAGGCGGTGGAGTTTGCGGGCTTCGAGGGGCTGGCCACGCTGGACGGCGTGCATCTGGTGACCACCAATGAGTTTTCTTCCGCCTTCGACGAGGCTTTCGCCTGATGGCTGACACCCCACGCACGCTGTCGGCGCTGCTGGCCCTACTGGCCGACAACACAAGCGGCAACATCACCGCGCAAATCGTGCGCGACCTCACGGTGTCGCTCTACCCGAGCCGGGGCCAGCTTGAGCTGACGAGCGGCGGGGCGGTGGCGACCACCTTCGGCAGCAGCGGCACCTACGTGCCGGTGGCGGGGACCACCGCACTGGACACGGCGGTCTGCACGAGCTGTGTGTCCATGCCGGCAAACGGCCAACTGCGGTGGGAGAAGGCGACCACGCAGATTCTGAACGCGCAGGCCACGCTGGAGGTGCTGCCCGCCGCCAACAACAAGCGGTTCACCTGCACGTTTGCCAAGAACGGCGTGGCGATTCCGGAGCTGGCGCTCACTGCGTTCTACGGCAACCTGAGCGGCAATCCGGTCGGCATCTACCTGTCCGGGCTCATCCCCATCGCCGAGGACGACATCATCTCGGTTGTCATCAAGAACGACAGCGACACGACGGCAATCACGGCTTCCGTGCTGACGCTGGGCGGCGTCGGCTTCATGACCTAACCCCGAGGGACGACGATGGCGACCTACAACAAGTTCCAGGCGTTCGTGGAGGCGCTGGCCGAAAAGGTGCACAACCTCGGCAGCGACACGCTCAAGGTCTACCTGAGCAACGCCACGCCGGACGCGGCGACCGACGCGGTGAAGGCCGACCTGGCGGAGATCAGCGCGGGGAACGGCTACACGGCGGGCGGCAACACGGCGGCGCAGACCAGCTCGTCGCAGACGGGCGGCACCTACAAGCTGGTGCTCGCCGACCCCGCCACCTGGACGGCGACGGGCGGGACCATCGGGCCGTTCCGGTACGCCGTGCTGTACAACGACACGACGGCCAGCAAGAACCTTATCGCGTGGTGGGATTACGGGACGAGCATCACGCTGTCGGCGGGCGACACGTTCGCGGTCGACTTCGACCCGACCACGGGCGTCCTGACCATCGCGTAAGGGCTGACCTATGCCTGCGCTATCGGATCGCGTACGGGAGACCAGCACCACCACGGGCACGGGGACGTTCTCGCTGGCGGGAGCGGTCACCGGGTTCGTGTCGTTTTCGTCGGCCTTCGGCAACGGCGTGTCCGTCTACTATGTGGCGGCGCTCGGGGCCGAGTGGGAGATCGGGATCGGCACGACGGGCGCTGGCACCCTGACGCGGGACACCGTGATCGCCAGCAGCGCGGGCGGCACCACGAAGGTGACGTTTAGCGCCGGGGCCAAGGACGTGTTTTGTTCGATCCCGGCGGTTGGGCTGGTGACCACGGACGATGTGGCGAGCACGAACACCGCTAACAAGGTGGTCAAGCGGGACGGCTCGGGGAATTTCGCGGCAGGCACGATCACCGCGGCGCTGACGGGCAACGCCAGCACGGCGACGGCGTTGCAGACGGCGCGGAACATCAACGGCGTCAGCTTTAACGGGACGGCGGACATCACGGTGGCGGCGGCGGCGGGCACGCTCACCGGCAATACCCTGGCGTCTGGCGTCACGGCGTCGAGTTTGACCAGCGTGGGCACGCTGACCAGCTTGACGGTGACGAACGCCAGCTCCGCCGCTCCGTTTGCCGTCAACAGCAACAATGCGAACGGCGTCTACTATGACCTGACCAACGCACAGAACAGCGGCAGCTTTCGGCTGGCTGTCTATGGAACAACGGCTTTTGGAGTGACTGCGCTCGTAAGCCGTGCAGCCGTTGAAGGTACGACCCCAAACGGGCTGGTTATCGGTGCGGTTACCACTGGCGCAAACGGTGGGCCGATTGAGTTCCACACAGGGTTCCGGGTTGTTCGCTGGAGCATCGGCGCAAGCACGGGGCATTTCCTTGCAGGCGCCGACAACACCTACGACATCGGCGCAAGCGGGGCGAGTCGCCCGCGCGACCTGTTCGTGGCGCGCAACCTGAACGTGGACGGCGGTACGCTCGCGGTGGACGCCACGAACAACCGCGTGGGGGTGGGGACGGCAACACCCGCTGTTGATTTTGATGTTTCCCGCAACACGACAAGCGTGGTGAGTCTGCAAGTCACCAATACCGCCAACGCTAACCAGTACGTCTACTTTGGTATGGGCGGTTCGTCGGCGTTCGGCGTGCCGGGTTGGGACAATTCGGGTATTCTTGAGGCCGTCACGATTGGACCAGCATCCGGTACGCGCGGCTTGGTGATTGGCGTTTACGGCTCTGGTCCGATCATTTTCCAGCAAAGCAGCAGAAACGAACGGTGGCGCATTGACACCACGGGCCATTTCCTCGCAGGCGTCGACAACACCTTCGACATCGGCGCGAGCGGGGCCACGCGCCCCCGCGACCTGTACCTCGGGCGCAACATGGTCGGCGCGGGTTGGGTGCGCGCCGGGGCAGCGTCGGCGGGTGCAGCGTCCACCACCACGTTCGGCAGCACGACCAGCACCACCGTGGGCGCAACCGGCGCCGCCTCGGCGCTGCCCGCCAACCCGCTGGGCTACCTCGTGGCGCACGTCGGCACCACCGAGGTCCGTATCCCCTATTACAACGCCTGAGCCCATGCCCGCCCCCGTCGTCATCAACACCGCCGCCGTGCAGTACGCACAGGGCAAGACCGAGTGCCACTGCGTCGAGACCGTGACCGGCGTGACCGGCACCACCACGGTGCAGTTCGTCGTGGTCATCGACTCCGAGACGCTGGCCGAGGACTGGACCGACGCGCAGCTCGAAGCCGCTGTGGCCGAGAAGCTCAACATCCCCGCCGCCGACGTGGCGGTCGCCAGCGCCCCGGTCGGCACGGTGTCCGTGGCGGCGCCTGATCTGAAGGACGCGTGAAGGTGCCGCGCGCGCTGTCCGCGGTGGAGCAGGCGCTCGTCTCCGAGGTCGCCGCGTGGCTCCAGCGCACACAGGCCGAGGCGCAGGCGAGCGCCGACGCCCGGCTCGCCCCGATCCTTGACGCGCACCAGCTCAAGGGGCAGCCGGTCACGTTCCACCACGACGGCGAGGGCTGGGTGCTGCTGGTGGACGTGGAGGACACGGTGCGGCCCACGGCGCCGCAGCTCGTGACGGACGACCCGCCGGGCGCGGTGGCGTAACGTGCTGGGCTTCTACCCGCTCGCGACCGCGCCACTGTGCGCGCTCGGGTTCGCCGCGTTCTCCCTGGCGGGGGACGTGGGCGCCTACACCGCGACCGGGCAGGACGCCGGGTTCGACCGCAGCGTCACGCACGAGGCGGGCGCCTATACCCTGACGGGGCAGGCGGCGGGGATCGGCGTCTCGATCACCATGCAGGGCGGGGCGGGCACCTACACGGTGACCGGGCAAGCGGCGGCGTTCGCCCGCAGCAATGCGTCTGACGCCGGGGCCTATACGCTGACCGGGCAGGACGCGGCGCTGCGGCGGGTGCAACTGCTGGCTGCCGATGCGGGGGCGTACAACCTGACCGGGCAGGCGGCGGCGTTCCACCTGCGCCAGCGTGGCGCTGCGGGCGCCTATCTGCTGACCGGACAGGACGCCGGGTTTTCGTTCGGCGTTACCATGCCGGCAAACGCCGGGGCGTACACGCTCACGGGCCAACCGGCGGCGCTCAAGTTCGGGCGGGTGCTGCGCCCGCTGTCTGGGGCCTATGTGCTGACCGGGCAACCGGCGGCGCTGGTGCGCGGCCCGATCATTCGGGGACGAGCGCGGGACCGCTCGGGGATGTGGGTGCTGGTGGTGGACGGCAGCGGCCATGCGCGCCGGGGTTTTGACCGGGGCGGGCTGGCGGTGCTCATGGTGGACCATTCGGAGGGCACGACATGACGAGCACGGCCACGCGCAAGACCATTCAGCCGCGGAACACCTACCTGGCACGCATCGAGCTGACGCGGTACGTGGGGTCCAGCAACAGCTTTACGGTCTGGACCAACACCTCGGCCACGGTCAGCTTCTGCACCGACGCGCTGGGCGCCTCGCCTATCGCGGGGCTGTCGAGCTTCCCGCTCACCGAGTCGGGGACGCTGGGCACCTACTACGCCGAGATTAGCCCGGCATATACGAACCTCCTGATCCCCTACGTGGGGCAGACCATCTACCAGGTGGTGCGCGCCGGGGCGAATCTGGCGGTCCCCGATCTGGACGGTGTGGTCCCGCTGCTGGTCGAGCAGCCGAGGTACGTCTAGTGCCGGTCAGGTTCACGAACAACGCGGCCCGGTTCGCTTTCGACCTTGAGTTCGCTCGTCGGCAAGGCGTGGTGGCCTGCGGGAACGTGCTCGTGCGTCGGCTCAAGAAGGCCTTCGGCTCAGGCTACTATAAGGGCGGGCGCTTTCGCGACACGCTCAAGGTAAAGGCGTCCATCCAGCGGGAGGACGAACCGACACTCGGGCGAGAAGGATGGTCAATCCGGGTCGGGCCGCGGTTCGGCGGGGCGGCGCCGCAGGCGGGCGGTGTGCAGCGCGGGAAGGCGTGGATGGTGCCGCTCTATTGGGAGCTGGGGCACTACAACGTGTTCACCCGTCGCCATGAACGGCGCGAGATTTTCCGGCCCACCGGGGTGGAGGCCACCCCGGCGCTGGGCGCCGAGTACGCCAAGACCGTCAAGCGGTACATGAAGCGGTGGGAAGTATGACCAAGCCGAAGTGGGTGGTGCCCAACAACAACCTGCGGCAGGGCACCGGGTCCACGGTGGCCATCTACGCCCGCATCCGGTCGCTGCTGCTGGCGCACGTCACCCCGCAGGGCGAGCGGCTGGCCGACTACCTGGGCAGCGACAACATCTGGGTGCGCGCCCACCCGCAGCCGCCGACGTTCCCGTACCTCACCCTGCGGCTGGATCGGGTGTCCACGCCGTGGGCGTCCGGCTACCGGGAGACCGCCCAGCTTGAGGTGCAGGCCATCGGCCAACCCGAGGCGCAGCTCCCGGTGATCGAGTCGGCCATGGACATCGTGGACGGCTGCCTGCTCAGCCTGACGGACAATGACGCCGGGCTCATGGTAGGCCGCACGCGCCAACGCGGTACGATTCCGCAGTTCACCGACCCCGCCGACAGCACCGTGGTGGGCGTGGTCGCCACGTATGACCTGATCTTGTGGCCCACCGTCCTGACGACCCGTTGACTGTGGCCACGTGCCAGCCGTGGGCGCGTGCCGCTGCGCCCGATAGCTTACCCAGCGGCGACCCCAACCACCGAGGTGACCCGTGACTGCCCCACTGACTGGCTACACCAGCTCGCTTCCGACCGACGTCCTGCTGGACTCGGGCGTCCTCTACATCGGCTCCAGCGTGCTGGGCGCGATGACAGGCGGCCTCAAGTTCGACCCCGGCACCGAGTACCGGGCCATCGAGTTCGACGGGCGGCGCTCGCCCGTGCGCGGGCTGGACCGCAAGGCGGCGACCATGCCCAAGCTGACCGGCACCATGATCCAACTCAGCACCACGAACGTGGGCCAGATCGAGCCGGGGGCCACCGTGGTGGCGTCGGGCGCGTGGACCGGCTCGACCAGCTACCAGGGCAAGCGGGCGGGCTCGCTGCTGGCGTCGGGCGACTACCTGACCGACGTGCGGGCCATCTGGCTGCGCGGGTCCGGGGCGTTCGTGCAGGTGCGGTTCCCCGCGGCGCTGCTGACCAAGTACGACATGACCTCGCAGGACAGCGCCGAGATCGCCATCGCCATCGAGATCGAGGCGCGGCTCGACATGACCGTCTCGGGCGCCAACGTCGGCGACATGCCGTACCGGATCGAGTACCTCGCCGCCGTCTGATGCTGACCGCCAAGGTGGTGGACCTCGATGCGCTGGTGTCGGACGCCCGGCTGCCGCGGGTGCGGCTGTTCGGGCGGGAGGTGACGGTGCGCCCCATTTCCGGCGCCGCGGCCCACAAGCTGGCCGTGGCGCAGGAGGCCGACCCCACCGGGGTGTCGCTGATGGGCGCCCTGCTGGACGTGGTGCGGGCCTCGTGCCCCGAGCTGACCGCGGCGGAGGTGGACCGGCTGACGGTCGACCAGCTCGGCGCGCTGGTGCAGCTCACGCGGGGCGCGG